AGTATTATTTATGTAAGAAAGAAGATCATCATGTTTTATGTCCATACCCAGGCCCTGTGCTTGGCGCTAGCCCTTAGCCGCCATCGAAATAACTACGCGCTGAATCGTGCAGATCAGCATGTGGACACTATCTATGAGTACGTGTCATGTATGCGTATCCCAGACGAGGAGAAGGCGAACCTGTATGCTACACTAGTGGAGAAAATTCCAGTAGGCACTCCGCTAACCAAGGCGCGAGAAGTAATCTCCGCGGCACTACGGGAGATCAACCATGTCTAAGTACTTATGCCAAGCTGCGAAAGAACTCGATAAGCAGAGCGCTGCCTTCAAACGCAGTAATACGCTTGAATCCCTGCGGCATAGCAAGGATTACTTCTTACAGCCGAAGTTCGATGGCTGTCATGGTATTGTTCACACTAGCCCAGAGAATGGGATGATGACAAGCCGTACCGGGGAGGAAGTAAAGTCCTGCGATCACATCATCAAGGACGTTATTAACTCCTTCGGCCCCGGTTGGGTAGTGTTCGGTGAGGTGTACAAGTTTGACACCAAGTTTAGTATTATCAGCGGTATGTTCCGCCGATATAACCCAGAGCCAACGCTGGTGTTTGTGGTGTACGACGTAGTTAGCAGCACACAGTACGCGCTGGGTCAGTCCATTATCCCATACTTCGTACGACTAAAGCATGCGAAGGGAGCGTTACAGCATAGCGGGAAACACAACGCGTCACTTATCATGTGCCCCTCCAGCCAAGCAGAGGGGACGGACGTAGTGGAGTATGCTAACAACTTGGTAGCCACTGGTGGCTACGATGGTGCCATCCTGCGTAACGCTTACTTACCTTGGTCGCAAGAGCAAAGTAAGAACGGGGAGATCATCAAGATCAAGCCAGTACAGTCACTAGACCTGCTATGTGTTGATGTAGTGTATGCACTGGGGGCTAAGACCGGACGAGCAACCTGCGCGCTAATCGTAGAGTACGAGGGTGTGCGCAGTAAAGTAAGTACCGGCCTAAGCGTAGAGGAGCAGGCGAACCCAGCGCAGTTTATTGGCAAGATTATTGAAGTAGAGTTTATGGAGCGCACAGATAGTGGAGCATTCCGAGAGCCCCGCTTCAAGGGCGTGCGGACAGATAAAGTGAAACCAGATTAAGGAGTTGTAGATGCTGACGCAAGTAGAGATTGAACATCGAATGGCTGCACACGGGGTAGCAAGAAGTAAGGCTAGTATGGAACGAGCCGAGGAAGGTGGGCAGTCCGACCGAAATCCCTACGCGCAGCAGATTTACCGCGAGTACGTGGAGCCGCTGCACCTGATGATCGACGCGTCCCTTGCTGAGAAGGGGGCAGCAAGGCGTCAGGCACACGCTGTGCTGCTTCGCCCGCTGGACTCATGGGGCGTGGCCTATATTGCGGTTCGCGTGGCTCTAAACGCCGCGCTGGCAGCGGGCCAAAACACGCGGGGTCTTGGGTATGCCATTGGAAAAGCAGTACATACCGAACTGTACCTCACACAGTTCGAGCACCTTAGTGCTGATCTGTACTTCACACTCAGCGAGGACTTAGGCCGCCGTAAGTCTAAGGATATTGAGCACCGCCTAAAGGTGTTCAAGAGCCAAGCTAAGAAGGCTGGGGTTAATATTGTCGAGTGGGACAACTACTCACGGCACCAGGTTGGTCTGTACCTGCTGCAAAACCATATCACTCTCGGGCTGTTCACGGTGGATCAGCAGCAGCAGCTTGCTGGTAAGCGACCAGAAGTTGCCGTACATCTTAGTCCAGATGTGCTTGACACCATATCCCACATTAAAGGATTCTTCGCGCTTACCCAGCCAGTGTTTGCACCCTGCGTTGAGCAGCCAATCGACTGGACAAGCTGGGATAACGGTGGGTTCCATACGCAAAAGATGCGCCGGGCTCTACCGTATTGTGTTAAGGCGCCAAACACATGCCGCGCCCTACTACGTGAACACAGTATGCCGCGTGTACTGACCGCCCTTAACGCCTTACAGCGCACCAAGTGGCAGGTAAACAGTCGTATCCTCGATGTAGTTACAGCCATTGCCGTTGATTCTGACTGCGGGGAAATATGTACAGCCAAGGAAGTGGCAAAGCCTATCCGGCCAGACTGGTTAGATACCAAGGCGATAGGTGATATGACTGACGCTGAGGTAGCAACTTTCGCAGCATGGCGCCGGGATACTGCCAACTGGCATACAGCCCGTAAGTTAGCAGCCGCTAAGGTTGGCAGGTTCTACACGGCAACTAGGGCGGCACAAGAGTACCGGGAATACCCAGAATTGTACTTCGTGTACTTCGCTGACAGCCGTGGTAGGTTCTACCCGCTGACATACGGTATCAGCCCGCAGGGGTCAGACCTGCAAAAAGCGTTACTTCAGTTCGCGATAGGCAAGCCACTGCACACGCAGAAGGCCATCTACTGGTTCATGATTAACGGGGCTAATCGTTTTGGATTCGACAAAGCCAAGTTGCAGGATCGCGCTAATTGGTACAGGGACAAGGTAGATGTGATCCTGTCGTTTGCTGCTGACCCGGTTAATAATCGGGGATGGGCCGACGCAGATAAGCCACTCCAGTTCCTAGCGTGGTGCATGGAATTCGCTGAGTACATGGCAGACCCCCGCGGATTTGTGTCTCACCTACCAGTCGGCATGGATGGGTCATGCAACGGCCTACAAAACTTCTCCGCTATGCTGCGTGATGAGGTAGGAGGACAGGCCACGAACCTCACAAACAACGAGGTAATGGAGGATATTTACAAGCAGGTAGCCGAGGCAGCGACTAGACGCATGCAGGCATGTACCCTTCCTGACCAGTTTCAGCACAAGGCCAAGTGGTTAGCCCACTTTCTCGACCGCAGCGTGGTTAAACGGGCAGTCATGACTACCCCATACGGAGTAACAAAGCGCAGCGCGGTCAAGTATGTGATCGAGGACTACATTAAACTTGGTAAGGTTAAGGTGTTCAGCCAGAAGGAGCACTACCAAGCAGCACACACTCTGATGGAATACGTATGGCCTGCCATTGGCGATGTGGTAGTTAAGGCTCGCGAAGCTATGGACTGGTTACGTAACTCGGCCAGAGTAATTATAAAGGAGAATATTGATGAGGATGGTAAGACCAAAGACGAAGGAACTATATCATGGGTCACACCGTCAGGATTCTTGGCAAGCCAAGCATACTACTTGGTGTCAGAACACCGCATCAACACCAAGATGTTTGGTCACTCCCGCATCCTTGTACTATCTGAGGAGGATGATGCTAGTGTTGATCGGCATGCCACAGCGCTGGCTCCTAACTTTGTACACAGTATGGATGCCGCTCATCTACATTCTACTACTTGTGCGCTGGTAGGTAAGAGTCCTGACATTAGTTTAGCCATGATTCATGATGATTATGGTACTCATGCTGCGAATGCTCAGCTTATGTATGATACTATTCGACAGGAGTTTGTATCTATGTATGAGCAGCATGATCCATTGCAGGAGTTTCGTGATCGCTATCCTATGTGCGCTGCTATTCCTACTAGGGGTAGTCTTAACATTCGTGATGTGCTAGAGTCTGACTTCTTCTTCTCATAAGCGTGGGACAGATACATAATCTGTCCTTACCATTAACTTGCTTTACTTAGTCTAGTTATGTACTGGTAAGCATATATTGGAGTTATCAATTAACTATCCGTACTGTAAGCAGTACATAACTAGATCACACAATACCATATGACCACAAACAACAACCAACCACAAGAAGTATTAGTGCTTTCTAACGAGCAATATAAGACGCTTGAAAAGAAAGCAGCCCCACTGTACTGTACAGAGTCTAGTACTCCTACACAGATGGCATTCCTAGCGGGACAGCAGAGCATCCTAAAACACTTACGTGAGGGATTTACAATTGGGCGCTAACTACACCTATGTGCATGACCATAAAGATCATGCCCACATCAAGGCAAGCCTTCGTGAGTACGTTACCAAGTTGTCTGATGGTGCCCGTGCCAAGGGATGGGCAGCGGGGGCCGTTGACCGATTAATGCGATACGCAGAAGAGGCGGCTGATGGCCGTGGTATGTTCGACGCAGTGGTGCTAGCAGACACGCACATCCTGCTATTCCAGACAATGGAGGTGTGGTGGTTAGACGGTGAAACCCTAGTCGAGTTCTCGTTCTTCCGATACAAGGATGGAGGGAACACAAAGGATATGCACGCTGCTATCGAGCGGTTAGCAAAAGACCGTGGGTGTAGTCAGGTTGTAATCTCCAGTAGCGCAGCAGTGAGTGACAGGGGGTTCCAGCGACTGTTAACCAGCCACGGGTTTGTTCAGGGATCAATTCAATTTGTAAAGGAAATTAATGTCTAACATGCCCCAGTCTTACGACAACCTTATTAAGGGAAAGAAGCGTGGCGACTTCATTGCACCAGACGGAGTTACTTCTGTTACCAACCTGATGGATGGTACACCAGACCCCGGCATCGAGGCTGCATTCCAGCGGCGCGATAAAGCAGAGAAATTAGCAGCAGATACCGCAGCAGCTAAGAACACAACCCAGCAGCTAGCCGTATCTGCCAAGCAGCTTGGGCAAGGTGACACTGGAGAAGCTGCGCGAGTTGAGACTAGCGTTACAACCCCAGAGCAGCAGGCAGCGCCCGAACAGGCCGACCCTAACGCAGTGACCGCTAAGAAGCGTGGGGCGTACCGGCAAGCCGAAAACGCAAACAGTAGCATCCGAATCTAAGGAGGATTTATGTCAGGTGTATTTTCTAATAGTGGGGCTGAGGCTGCCGCGCGAGCCCAAGAAGAAGCTAGCCGACAGGCAGCACAGCAAGCAGCCACCGCTGCCAAAGAAGCAGCTCGGCAGGCTGCCGCCCAGACCTCAGCGCTAACCGAGCGAGACAAGGTTAGTCAGGAGGTAGCAGCGTTGGCTGAAAAGAATAAGCCGTTGGAGACTACAGTGGACTTAGCCCCAGAGGCTTTGACAACGACAACCCGCAAGCGTCAGCGCTTCTCTGGTGATGCCACAGAAGCACCATCGTCTATCCGCATCTGATATGAAGTACAGAGCAGGAGAGATATGGTCTGAGTTAGACTCAAAGAGGCGCACGTTCATTACGCGGCTTGAGAAGTACGCTGGGTGGACGCTACCCAGACTAATGACACCAGTGGGGTTTAACCCATTGTCCGAGGACTTACGGCATGACTGGCAGGCAGTCGGGGCACAGAGCGTTAACCACGTTGTTAACAAGATGGTGCTTAGTTTGTTCGCTCCAAGCCGCCCGTTCATGCGGCTAGAAGCTGATGCTAAGTGGAAGGCACAGCAGTTGGAGGCTGGGCTGGAAGAGTCTATGATCGACGACGCGCTAGCTACAGCCGAGCAGCGGGCAGTCAAGGAGTTAGACCGGCGCGGTGATGTACGCAGTAAACTGTATGTGACGCTGTCTAACATGGTGGCATTAGGTAATGCTATGCTATTCTTGCCTACTGACAAGAATGAGGATGTGCGCTGCATCAGCATCAGCAAGTACTGTGTGCGACGAACCGGGGCTGGAAAGGTAAAGACCATCATCACTAAGGAAGAGTTCCTGTTCGATGAGTTAGAGCCGAAGGTACAGGATACGCTGCTACTCCAGACACGGCAGTACAAGCATGACTCTAAAGTATGCTACTACCGACTGATCGAACGTACTGCTACTGGTGGTTACGAAATGACCCAGTGGGTTGATGACAACCGCCTCCCAGTCCAGTACGATGGGCGGTGGACAGAGGATGATCTGCCATACCGCGTACTAGTGTGGAACTTGAAAGATGGGTCAGACTACGGTACTGGTCTAGTGGAGGATTACGCTGGAGACTTCGCGGCGCTATCTGCACTGAGTGAGGCCCAGATCAAGGGAGCGATCCTAGCGTCAGAGTTTCGCTGGTTAGTTAACCCGTCAGGTATGACAAAGCCAGAGGACTTAGAGGACAGCGAGAATGGGGCGGCTATTCCGGGCGTCGCTGGAGATGTTAGCCTTATCTCGACTAACAAGGGTAATGACATTGCTCAGGTGCAGTCCGTAGCAGGAGACTACATCCAACGTATCGGACGTGGGTTCCTACTCGGTAGTTCCGTTACACGGGATGCAGAGCGTGTAACCGCAGAAGAGATTAGGATGCAGGCCACAGAGCTTGAGACTAGCTTCGGTGGCACGTATAGCCGGGTAGCAGTGGACATGCAACTGCCTATTGCGCGGTGGCTTTTGAAGTCCATCGACCTTAGCCTACGCAATACCAAGCTAGAGTTGTCCATTATCACGGGGCTGGATGCGTTGTCACGAAGTGGTGATCTGGATTCGCTCCGAGCCGCGATAAGCGACTTGGCGGGACTACAGGCACTGGGGGAAGTAGTACGACAGCTCAACCTTAGCGCGTTGGTAGCAACCATCTTTGCAGGCCACGGGCTAAGCGCCAGTAAGTACGTTAAGTCTCAGGCGCAAGTACAGCAAGAGCAGCAACAAGCAGACGAGCAGGCCAGACAGGCCGAAATAAATCAAGCAGCAGCAACTGCCGGGGCACAAGCTGCCGGTAAACAAGCAACACAAGGAATGTAAATGACACAAGAAGCTACACCAGCAGCCCAACCAGTGCCCGGTATCACTACCGCAGCGCCAGCAGTTGAAGTTACACAAGTTGCCACACCAGAAAATACCCCAGCAGTAGTTGCCACCTTGGACACACCACCGGCCCCAAAGCCTGAGCTTGATCCAGATACATCCACCCAGTTCGAGTATGACCCAACAGGTAACGCTGGGCTTGACTACGCACTGAAGTACATCGGGCAACGCGGGTATGGTGCCAATCATCCAGCAGTAGTCGCTGCCCGCGATGGAAACTTCAGTTTGCTGAAGGCTGAGCTGGCAGGTCTTGGCCCGCGAGCCCAAGGCTACGCAGAAGTTGTTGCATTAGCTGAGCAGGCGTTTGCGTCAACCTCAAAGCAGGCAGCGGAAAAGGAAGCCGCCCTCAACAGTTACTGTATCGAGGCTGCGGGTAGCCAAGACAATTGGAACGCAGTGCGGCAGTGGGCCTCGGCTAATGCCGACCCCGGTGAGAAGGAAGAGATTAACGGTGCCTTAGCCAAGGGTGGATTGTTAGCGCAGGCGGCTATCAGCATGCTGGTGTCTATGTACTCCAAGCAAAACACACTGGCACAGGAACCAGCATCTGCTGTGCGACGTGATGCTGCTGGCGCTGCTCAAACCACCAATACGGCCCTAACCGCCGCGCAGTATGCGAAGGCAGTACAGGAACTTAGCCGCTCCAGTAACGGTCGCGAAGTTAGTGACACGCCTGAGTATGCAGCATTGCAACAACGCCGGTTGGCAGGACGCCGTCAAGGT